GCCAGAGCGCGAATTGCCACCGGGCCTATCACCTCAGCAAGGGCGAACAAATTCACGGGACTCCTCGGCGGGACCAGTTAAGCGCTCAGCATACGGGCGCAAGCGCGCCCGCGAGGTCATCAAGTTCATCGAAGCGCTGACCATCCCGAGCGGCATCGGCGAAGGTCATCTGTTCACACTCGACGCGTGGGAAAAAGACTTTATCCGCGATATCTACGAGCCGCACCGCGGCAAGCGTCGCGTGGTTCGCCGCGCGATCTTGTCGGTGGCGCGTAAGAACGGCAAGTCGGCGATCATCGCGGCCATCGTGTTGGCGCATCTGATCGGCCCCGAGGCGATCCAGAATGGGGAAATCTACAGCGCCGCAAACGATCGCGATCAGGCGTCCATCATCTTCAAGTTCGCCAAGCAGATCGTCGAGCGCGAGCCGATCCTGCGGCCGCAGATCGAGATCATCGCCTCGACCAAGACAATGATCGCGCATCCCACGGGCTCGATCTTTCGCGCGGTCTCGGCCGAAGCCGGAACGAAACACGGGTACCTGCCGAGCGTCGCGATCTACGATGAGTTGGCGCAGGCTAAGAGCCGCGATCTTTACGACGTGCTGGACACTTCATTCGGAGCGCGCAGCGAACCGTTGTTCGTTGTGATCAGCACGCAGTCGAACGATCCCGAGCACATCCTTTCGAAGTTGATCGACGACGGGCTCGCGAAGAACGACCCGGCCATCGTCTGCCATCTGCACGCCGCGGACGAAGAATGCGATCTCGAAGACGAAGCACAGTGGCTCAAGGCCAACCCCGCGCTGGGCAAGTGGCGCGACCGGGACGACCTTGTCACCGCGGTGCGCAAGGCCAAGCGCATGCCGGCCGAAGAACCAAAGGTTAGGAACCTCTTTCTCAACCAGCGCGTCTCGCCGACGGCGTCGCTGATCTCGCGCGCCGAGTGGATGGCGTGCGCGGGCGCCGTCAATATCAACGATGACGAAGAGGTCTATCTCGGCCTCGATCTTTCCAGCGTGGTTGATCTGACGGCGCTGGTCATGGGCACCGTCAATGATCCAACGCGCATCCGCGCATTCTTTTGGAAGCCACGCGAGTTGTTGGCGGAGCATTCGGCCCGCGACTTCGGCACCGGCAGCCATCGCTACCAAGAATGGATTGCCAGCGGCCATCTGATGACCACCCCGGGCCGCTCGATCGACCCGGCCGTGATCGCGACCTTCATCGGGCGGCTAAATCAGACGCACAGAATCCGCGGCCTCGCTTATGATCGCTGGCGCGTCGACGATCTGTTGCGAGAGTTCGATCGCATCGGACTGCAAGCTTTCAAAGACGGAGAGAAGGGCGATGGGTTGCGTCTTGTGCCGTGGGGTCAGGGCTATAAGGACATGGGTCCTGCCATCGACGCGCTCGAACTCGCCATCACCGAGCGCACGCTCGTCCATCCGTCCAGCCCACCTCTCAACTGGAACATGGCGAACGCCGTGGCCACGATGGACCCGGCCGGCAACCGAAAAATCGACAAGGACAAAGCCCGCTTCCGGATCGACGGTGCGGTGGCGCTCTCCATGATGCTGGGCCTGCGGTCGCGCGATCGGATCATCAAGCCGATCGACATCGACACGTTGATCGGGTGATCGCATGACCTCGGAAAAGAGTTGGCTGGACTTTCGATGCGCTCGAAAGACGTGACAAGGCGCCGCGGAGCGCCTATGTACGCGCGTGGATTTGACCCTGATGAGCCACGCGATGACCAAGGAAGATGGACGGACGGCGGAGGTGACGGCGGCGATAGCGGCGCACCCGGAGGCGAAAAACCTAGACCAGAGGGACAAAAACCTTCTGGAGCGGGTTCTGAATCAGCATCCGGGCCTTTCGATCGACGAAGCCCTACGGGACCTCAAGGAAGCGGGGATGTAGAGGCGGTTTTCGAGCCCATCGCTGGCGCTGCGGCGCTGGCGCACTCCACACCAGTTACATTTCACGAACTGAAACAGACCGCTGGCGGCGGCCAGCGTTTCCACGACGCGATAGTTGCCGCGAAGACGGCCGGCAATTTCGGCGCCGCGGTCGCGACCTATCCGGCCGCTGATTACGCGGGTATGCGGACCTTCACTACTCCAGACGGCAAGGCTGGCGTTGCGGTCAAGAGCGACGGCGACATCGTTTCCGTCTTCAAGCATCCGGACTCCGGTGCTCACCGCTTTACGGACTCGGCGCTGGCGATGGCGGTCCAGGCTGGCGGCAACAAGCTCGACGCGTTCGATACGGTCTTGCCCGGATTCTATAGCGACAACGGATTTCGGGCCGTCGCGCGCCTTCCATTTAATGACGAGTACGCGCCCCCGGATTGGGACTACAAAGCCTACGGCAAATACAACAACGGCCGCCCGGACGTCGTGTTCATGGTGCACGATCCGGAGCACGCGGCGCCCTACAAGCCGGGCGATGGCGAGCGCGTCGCGACCTACGACGCGGGCGTTGCCGCGCAGACGGCAGCGCTCGAAAAGCTCGCCCGCTCGAAGGCCTGGGCCGCGGTGCGGATGCAAGCTGAGAAAACCTTAACACGGGAGCCGAATCACATGAACGCTCTGGTCGAGCCGTTTCGCGCCCGCGCCGAGGCGCGCCGCGATCGCGAGCCGCCGCCGTTGCCCGGCGGGAATCTGTTCCTGCGTCTGCTTACGGCGCGCGTCATCGCGAGCGCAACGCGGCGCCCGGCGCTCGATATCGCCAGCGGCCTATGGCCATCCGACAAGGTGCTGGCGCAGCTGCTCACTCGCGCGGTCTCCGCGCCGGCCATGACGACGGTCGCGGGATGGGCACAGGAACTCGCCCATAAGGTTGTCTACGACGGGCTCGAAGGCATGGGGCCGTCGGCGGCCGGCGCGCGGTTGCTCATGCAATCGCTTGTCTTGATGTTCGACGGCAACGGCCTGATCAGTGCGCCGGGCTTCGTTGCCGGCGCCGCCAATGCGGGCTTCGTCGCCGAGGGCGCGCCGATTCCAGTGCGCCAGTTGGCGGCCACGGCGGCGCTGATGCAGCCCTATAAACTTGGCGCCATCGGCGTGCTCTCGCGCGAGATGATCGAGTCCTCGAACGCCGAGGTTCTGGTCGGCGACACGCTCATGCGGTCGGCTGCGGCGGCGCTCGATGTCGCGCTGTTCGGCTCGACGGCGGCGACTGCGGCCCAGCCAGCTGGCTTGCGCAGCGGCGTCGCGACGACGCCACCGAGCGCGAACACCGATCCTTTCCAAGCATTCTTCGAGGACTGCGCCACCTTGATCAACGCTGTCTCCGTCGTCGGCGGCAACGGTCCCTTCGTGCTCATCGGCTCGCCTGGGCGCATCGCCGCGATGGTCATGCGGTTCGTGCTCCAGGCGGGCAACGTCGCGGTGCTCGCAAGCAACGCGATGGGCAATGATTTGATGTGCGTGGCACCGCTGGCGCTGGTGGCCGCGATCAGCCCAGAGCCAGAGATCGAGGCTTCGACGGCGGCCGAATTGCACATGAACGATACCCCGCTGCCGATCGTGAACGGCGGCGCGCCCGCAGCGCCCGCGCGCAGCCTGTTCCAAACGGACAGCGTGGCGCTGAAAATGCGCTGGCCCCTGTCATGGGCGATCCGCGATCCGCGCGCCGTCGCGTGGACAACGCCGACTTGGAAATGAAGCAAGCAACGTTCGTCGAAACGCTGCCCGATGATGAGGCGATCATCGCGCAGGAAGAGACCGAGCATGGTTGGCGCGCCCTCACGGCGAGGGGGGAAATCCTCGACGTGCGCACGCGCAACGGCCACAAAGCTATGATGCCGGACGATGATCAAGCCCTGATGATCATGCGCGGCGGCGGCGCTCCGATCCGCAGAGTCAAAGCGCTCCGCGCGCAGCTGCGCATCAACGATTATGTGACGCGCTTCAACCGCGCGCTAGCGCTCACGCGCGAGAACTTAAACACCGAGGCGCTGCTCGAAATAGACGCCGTCATTGCGCAGGCGCCAACGCTATACGCCCGCTTTAACCGTGCGATGATCCTGCTGGCGCTCGGCCGCTGGCGCGAAGGCTTCGACGAATATCGCGCGTGCGAGATGCGTCCGCCGTTCAGGCGCCAACGGATCGCCGACGCCGTCGAGGCTGGCCTGAAGGTGTGGAACGGCGAGGACATTTCCGGCAAGCGATTGCTGCTGATGCACACTCATGGATTTGGCGACGCCATAATGACGTTGCGATACGTGCCGCTGCTCCGCTCGATCGGCGCCGAGGTCGTGCTGATGGTGCCGGAAGAATTGACCGCGCTGGCGTCCCAGTTCGCGCCGGTGATCGACGGCCTGGACGATTGCGACTTCGTCTGCCCGCTCTTGCACGTGGTCGGCATGTTGTCCGTCAGCCCGGATACCGTCAGTGGCAGGCCTTACCTACACATCGAGCCATCCGCGGTCACGCTCGCGCGCGAGCAACTCGGCCCCGGACGACACATCGGCATCGCATGGTCGGCATCGGTGCAGCGCCCGGAGGATTATCAGCGCGCGATTCCGCTCGGTCAGCTGGTCGGTGCGCTCGGCGGCGCGACGCTCCACAGCGTCCAAAAGCAGGGTGGCCTCGAAGCGCTGGAGCATCGCGTCCAATTTCACGGGCTCAAGACTTTCGCCGACTGCGCGGCCCTGATGCTGGCGATGGATCGCATCGTCTCGGTGGACACGGCGGCGCTGCACCTCGCTGGCGCGATCGGGCATCCGCATGTCGACGCACTGCTGAGCAACTATGCCAGCTGGCGCTGGCTCGCGCCCTGGTACGACAACGTGCGGCTGCGCCGACAGACGATCGCCGACGATTGGGACAGTGCCCTCGCACAACTGGAATGATCCATGGTGGCACCCGCATTGGCAAAGGCACAGCCGCAATCCTGGGCGGTCGTGCGGGCGCAAGTCGAGCAAACGCTGGCGAGACTTGCACGTGCTGGCGGCGGTGGCCACGACGTTTCCGATGAACCTCGCGACGAGTCGGGCAAGTGGACCGAAGGCGGCGGTGGCGACGGAGGCGCCGAAAAGCCGGCGGCCGAGCCCGCGCTCGATCCGAATGTGATCTCGGTCGGCGGCGACGAATGGAACAAGGCGACCGCGCAACGGCTGGAACGCGAATATCAGACCGCGAAGCCGACGCTGGACAAGATGGCGGCCGATGCGGTCGGGCATGCGATCGGCGGTGGCGAGGTCGATGAGGATGACCAGCCGTTTGTCCCAGAGGAATGGGACCAGATGAGCGAGCCAGACCAAGAGGCCGCCTTCGAAGCCTACAAAGAGCAGAGCCTAAGCAACTACATCGATAACGAGAAGCAGAATTGGTACGAAAGCGGCCAAGCGCTCGATGAGGCCAAGTCAATCGTCGTCAACGATTTCAACGAGAACAAAGAAACGGATTGGGCCGCAGATGCCATCGATGGTTTCCTCGACAAATTCGACGGCCGCATTCCATACACCAGAGATCAGCTGATGGCGGCGATCTCGATGACCTATCAGGACGGCTACGACGGCGGCGGCAATTTCGAGGTCGAATTCGACGACAAAAAGTTGCAGGAGCCGAGCAATCTGCCGCCGCCGGAGCAAGGAACGCTGCCCGGCATCGAGCCGCAGAAGCCGGAAGAACAGCTGACCGAGGAAATGCGCGACGGCCTGAGCAAGGCGATCGAGAAAGCGTTCGACAAGACGGCCGACAGCAAGAGCGGCGACCTAGAAGCGCCCGACTATTTCGAAGACAGCGCGACCGAAATGATGGAGAGCGATTGGAATGACGGCATGAGCGACGAGAGTAAGTTCGAGTGGACCAAGAGCAACACCGAACTGATCAATGAAGAGACGCCGGTCGAGCAGGGAGTCGTCGTCGCGCTTCCCAAGACCTTCGATCCGCTCAACAAGACCAGCGGCGAGGATTACAAGCGCACCCAGGCGCTCGCGCGCCAACTGTCGACCGAGCGCGCCGCCGATCTGATCGCCAAGAATGTGTTCAAACGGGAAGTGACGCCCGCGTTACTCAACGCCGTAAAGAGCATGGACGGCAGACTGTGGAGCGATTGGAAGGGATCATCGACCTCGAACGGCGGGAAGCTTTTGCAGGTTGCCATCGCCGATGAATTGGGCGGACGGCTCAACGCCAAAACGTCGACCGACATCGGCCGCGACGAAGCAATCAAAAATGCCGACAAGCAATTCGCCACCGTCGGCGGCTATGAGGGCGTCAAGGAATATGTCCGCGCCAAGTGGGAGACGACACAGTATTTGCTCGACAAGGCTGGCATCAAGACGCTCGACGTGTATCGCGGCATCAGAGTGGACCCGGAAACATTCAGCGCTGCGATGACGCACATGAAGGATTGGCTTCGCACGATCGGCAGCTACCAGCATTTGCCGACGCTCGACGTGGTGCGCAACGGCGCCGCCTCGACCAGCGTATCGCCCAACATCGCCAACGGCTGGGGCGCGGACAAGAACCGCGTGGTGCTGCGCGCCCAGGTCCCGCGCACCGCCGCCGTCTCGGTGCCTGCTTACGGCATCAACGTCCACAGCGAGCAGGAAGTCGTGGTTGCAGGCACCGCCTGGAAAGGATGGGACGCCTGGGCGCAAGAGGCGCCTGAATTCGACAAGGTCCCGTTGGCCGCATGACCGAGCCGAAACGGATACCGATCGACATCTTGCAGATGGAGGTCGATCAGAAGTCGCCGCACTGGCTCAATCCCGTGGTGCGGTTTGAGGGCGATCCGCGCCGCGAGGCGATCCGCGCCAAGCACCGCGCGGCGCACAAGGGAAAGCCTCCAGCGCCGCCAGCGCCGCCCGAGGAAAAGGCAACCGCCTGGACCGCGATGCGGCAGCAAGTCCAGCAAACGTTGGCCAGACTTGCGAGCCTGCGCGCGGGCGGCGGCCACGACGTCTCCGACGAGCCCCGGGACGAAGGCGGCAAGTGGACCGACGGCGGCGGCGATGGCGGCGACGGCAAGGGTGACCATCCGGGGGAAGGCTACTCGAAGGACGCCTACATCAAGGACGGCGTCATCCACACGCCAAGCGTCTACGATGCGCAGCGTGCGTTGTTCGAAAATCGCAAGGTCGAGCTACATCAGCCCAAGCAAGTATCGACGCTGATCAAGCTGTTGGGCAAGACCGCAGCCAAGATGGAAGCGGCGGGCAAAACGCCGCCCGTGTTCAATCTCTGCAATGTCTCGGTCGAAGGAACAAACTTATTCTGCGCCGAGAGCAAGGGCATCCCGCGCGTGGAAATGCCGGTGATCCCGGCCAAGCAAACAAAGGCCTTCATCAAGTATCTGAAGGGCGAGGGCTACAAAGTCGAGAAAGACAAAGAATACGCGGCCAACCTGCGCGCCACCCAGAGCGAGATCAGCGGAGAAAAAGTCGCCGCCTCGATGAAGCGCATAGAGAAAGAAGGCTTCTACAAGCGGCTGGTGGTCTCGCGCGACGATTACATTCTCGATGGGCATCACACCTGGGCTGGCCAACTAGGTGTGGACGCCAAGAATAACGACTTGCACGACGACAAGAGCGTCAAGGTCGCGCGTGTCGATATCTCGATCACCAAGCTGATCGCCGAAGCTGAGAAGTGGACCGGCGGCGCTGGCAAGAAACCCGCGACCGAAGCGCCCAAGAGCGGCGACGACAGCATCGAAGAGAAAGGCACCGCTATGCCGATCAAACCGGGAAAAGAAGAATCTCAAGAGGACTGGATGGCGCGTTGCGTGCCCGACATGATGGGGCAAGGTGGCGGCACCGAGCGCCCGCAGGAGCAGGCAGTTGCGGCTTGTATGACGATGTGGAGGGATGCCCACCATACCGGCAAACAAGTTGATCCGGACGACATTCCCGATCCGGACGATGATGAGGGCCAGGACGATTTTCTGGACCGCTGCGTTGATCAGGTCACCGACAACGATGCCAGCGTCGACGACGATGACGCGCTCGAAGCCTGTCAAATGGCATGGGAGAATCGCGCGGCCAAGGCTGCGGTCAGGCGCAAGACGCACGCGGAAGAAGTGCACGGCATGGACTTCATTCTGTCCGATGAGAGCATCGATCGGATGGGCGACGTGATCCAACAGGACGGGTGGGACACAGTTTCGTTCCAAAAAAATCCCATCGCCCTGTTCAACCACAATCCCGGATTTCCGATCGGCACGTGGCGGAATCTGCGGGTAGAAGATCGCAGCCTGCGCGGCCAGCTGAAGCTGGCGCCGGAAGGCACCTCACCTCGCATCGATGAGATACGCAAACTGATCGAGGCGGGCGTGCTTAGGGCTGTCAGCGTAGGCTTTCGCGATCTGCAAAGCGAAATGCGCAAGTCAGATGACGGCGTCTGGGCAGGCATGCGCTTCATCAAGCAAGAGTTGATCGAAACATCGCTGGTGGCGGTGCCGGCGAATGCGAACGCACTGGCCATCGCCAAGTCTCTCAAAGTTTCCCCGCAAACGCTCGACATCGTTTTCGCCAAGCATGGCAAAAGAAACGAAGTCGTTCGGCGCGGGCTCACTGGCAAGCACGCCGACACATCTTCGAAAAGAAAGGGCAGCGCTATGTCGCTAGCTCAGCGTATTACTGATATCGAGGCAGCGTTGCTTGAAAAGCGCGATGCCCTCCAAACGCACCTGAATAAGATCGACGACTCGAACGTCAGCGACGCCGACGTTCAGACCAGCAGTGATCTGAATGCAACGATCCTGCAACTTGAGAAGCAACATTCGGTGTTGGTCGATTCCGAAAAGGCGCTCGGCCGCTCGGCCGACAACGGCGACGGCAAAGGCAACAGCAACGGCAGCCGAAGCCGCTCCCTGATGCTCTCGACGACGGCGACGGTCGATCGCCGTGAGGTGACTCTTCCGCCCGCACCAAAGAAGAAGGACACACTATCGGCGCTCGACTACATCATCCGCGCCGCTACCGTCGCCTATTTCGTGAAGACGACGGGACGGCAGGTTGATGAGGTGCGGCAGCGTATCTATGGCGACGACGAGCCGACCCGCGGTATCTGCGAGATCGTTCTGCGCGCAGCGTCCGCACCGGCCATGACGACAGTTACGGGATGGGCGGCGGAACTGGTCCAACAAATCTACACTGATTTCATGGACCTACTCTATCCGAAGGCGATCCTGCGGCGGCTCGCTGCCAGAGGACTGACGCTCAACTTTGGGAACGCCGGACGCATCATCATCCCGACCCGTCAGCGTACACCAACAATTGCCGGGTCGTTTGTTGGTGAAGGAATGGCGATCCCCGTCAGACAGGGCGCATTCGCGTCGCAGACGCTAACCCCTAAGAAGGTCGCGGTCATCTCAGTTTGGACTCGTGAGATGAATGACCACTCAATCCCTGCGATCGAGGGTCTACTGCGCGAGGCGGTGCAGATCGATACGGCCGTTGCGATCGATACCGTGTTGATTGATGCCAATCCAGCGACAGTCATCAGGCCGCCTGGATTGTTGAATGGTGTTGCCGGACTGACTCCGACTGCCGGCGGCGGCCTTCCGGCTTTGATTGGCGACATCAAGCTGGTGATCCAAGCGCTCGTGGCCAGCACCTTGGGCAACCTGCGTGAACCGGTATGGCTGATGAACCCCGGCGATATTCTTGCTGCGTCGCTGGCGTCCGCTCCCAACACCGGCATCTTCCCGTTCCGCGACGAGATCAAGCAAGGAACGCTCAACAACATCCCGATCATCGATTCGGTGACGGTCGCGCCGCATACGATGATCCTGATTGATGCCGCCGACTTTGTTGTTGTTGGTGGTGAAGCACCACGTCTGGAGCTATCAGATCAGGCGACGCTCCACATGGAAGATACAAACCCGCTCGATCTTGTTGGTCCAGGCTCGCCCGGTGTTGTTGCTGCTCCGCAACGTTCGCTCTTTCAAACGGACAGCATCGCCCTGCGCATGGTCATGCCATTGAATTGGGTTCAGCGGCGCGCCGGAACGATTGCTTGGACCCAAGCAACAACTTGGAGCTAGGCGCGTTGAGAGAGTGGTGAGGCGGCGAACACCGCCGCCCCATCGACGACTATACCCGTAACTTTCAAATAGGAGCAATCCATGGCTGACCAACCTCCGGAAAACGAAGCGGCCAAGAAACAACTGGCCGAAGACCGCAAGGTGACCGAGAAGTCCAAACAGGAATTCATCGAGCGCACGAAGGGCAAGCCCACGCCAACCCAAGAAGAGAATGATCTTGCGGTGCTCGGCGCACACTTTGCGGAACACGAACCCGACGGCTCGGACCTTGACCCGGGCGTGACGGCGAACAAGGCGCTGGAGGCGAAGAAGCCGGGTGCGCCGTATCAGACCCGGCAAGCGACTCCGGCGAAGACAGGCTGAATGTGAAATGGGCGCTCGCGATCTCGTCAGAAGCGCGTGGCGAACAGTGCTACGTGCGGTCGAGGGCGCCCCACGTCCAGGCCCGTATTACCTACCATATTCCGGCGGCTGGCTTCCGGACGGGTCACCGACGAACTGGTGGCAAACTGGCAATAACGTCCAACCCTGGTCGACAAGCTCTGCCCTGGTCGAAGCCTGCGTGTCTGCCTATTCGCAGACTGTGGCGATGTGTCCAGGCGGGCACTGGCGGACGAACGACAAGGGTGGCCGCGAGCGCGTCAAGAATTCGGCGCTCTCGCGCGTCCTGCGCGTTCCAAACAACTATCAATCCATCTCTGACTTTCTGCTGAACGCGACGCGGCTGTTATATCTTGAGGGCAACGCGTATGCCCTCGCGCTGCGCAATGACCGCTTCGAGATCAGCGAATTGCATTTGATGGATTCGTACTTGTCGCGCCCGCAGCTTTCCGTTGACGGCGAGGTGTTTTACCGGCTGTACGGCAATCAGGTGATCGCCCGGCGGCTCGACGAGAAGCCGCTGATCGTCCCGCAACGCGACGTGTTGCATATCAAGTTGCACGCCGATCGCAGCCGTCGCTATCCGTTTCCGCTTTGGGGCCAGTCGCCGTTGCTGGCGGCGCTCAATGACATCGGCGTGAGCGAAGCCATCAGCCAGCAACAACTGAATTTCTATAACAATCAAGCGCGGCCGAGCGCGGTTCTGCAAACCGACCTCGTGCTCGATAAGGATCAGGTTCAATCTCTCCGCGACCGCTGGAACGAGCAGTCGCGATCATTGAACGCTGGCGGGACGCCGATCCTCACCGCTGGCCTGAAGGTCCAGCCCTGGTCGGTCGGCGGCAAGGATGCCCAGCTGGCCGAGATGATGAAGCTCTCGGAAGAGCACATCGCGCTTGCGTTCCGCATCCCGATGCAAATTCTCGGACTGGGCGGAACAACATTCGGCTCGACCGAAGCGCTCATGCAGTTCTGGATCGCGACCGGGCTCGGCTTTGCGTTGAATCATATCGAGGAAGCCTTCGGCGTGTTGTTTGCTCTCAAGGGGCAGCCTGAAGAATATTGCGAATTCGATACCGCGGCGCTCTTGCGGTCGGCGCAAAAGGAACGCATCGAGGCGCTCGCGCGCGGTGTGCAGGGCGGAATCTACGCACCAAACGAAGCCCGCGCGTTGGAGGGTCTCGACAAAGTTAAATTTGGTGACGAGCCACGTGTGCAGCAGCAGGTGGTCCCATTGTCAGCTGCCGCCGGGATTCCAGCACCGCCCGCGCCGGGACCGAATGCGCCGCCTGGATCGCCACCAGCGCCTAAGCCCGGGGAACCGAAACCAGCGGAACCCGTACCAACCAAACAGGCCAGCGAAGATGTTAGACGAGAACTCAAACACATCATGGCAGCCGCCTCCCGGTACAGACGCCGACGCGTTAATTGAAGCTTGGCGCGAGGCGCTCGGCGAACTGCTTGAGACCGAGCGCGAGCAGGCTGCCCGCGATCGTGAACTGATCACGGCACAGGCGCGCGCAGCGATCGCGGAGATGCGCGCCGAAATGCTGACCCTGCGCGAGATGGTGACGACCAACACGGAGTCGCGGCTGGCGTTGGTGCGCAACGGCGCCGACGGCCCGCGCGGTCCGGACGGCCCGAGGGGCGAGCGCGGCGAGGCCGGTCCGATCGGCGAGCGCGGCGAGACGGGCCTGCAAGGTGAGCAAGGTTTGCGCGGACTTACGGGCGTGCGTGGCTATGATGGTCCGCTCGGGAAGCAGGGTCCGGTCGGCGAGCCTGGGCCGACGGGCGCGCCCGGTGCCATCGGGCCGCAAGGGCCAGCGGGAGAGCCGGGGCCTATCGGTCCGGCGGGCGAGATCGGAGCCATAGGCCCGGCTGGCGCCGTCGGCGAGCGCGGTGCCGCTGGCGAGGCCGGCCCGGCGGGTGAGCGCGGGCTGCCGGGCGAGGCTGGGCCGATGGGTGCCTCTGGGGCGCCCGGCGAAACGGGCGCGCCAGGGGCCTCCGGAGCACCGGGAAATGCCGGTCCGCGTGGCGAGCCTGGGGCGCGCGGGGAACGCGGCGAGCGCGGGGAGCTTGGCAGGATCGGCCCGGTGGGTCCGCCGGGCGAGCGCGGACTCCAGGGCGAGCGCGGGGCAGAGGGGCCAGTCGGCAAGCTCAAGATCGCGCAGCCGTGGAAAGACGGCGTGCATTACGTTGGTGACGTCGTGACCCATCTCGGTGGCACCTATCAGGCTTTGCGCGATACCGGGCGTCCGCCCGGCAACTCCGATGAGTGGGCATGCCTCGCCGTCGGCGGGCGTGATGCGGCGACGCCGATCCCGCGCGGAACATTCGAGGCCGACACGCTCT